CCTAATCCAATTAGAGAAAACACAATTTCTTTCATAGCAAAATTACCAAAGGAACTTGACTTACATAGGTATGTTGATTATAATACAATGTTTGAGAAAACATTTTTAGATCCAATGAAAACTATTGTTGATGGTCTTGGTTGGAACACTAGACCTATCGCAACATTGGACGATTTATTTTAAGGAGACACAATGTCATTAATTGATAAGTTGAGAAAAAATACAACTATTAAAGAAACAGAGATTTTATCAAACTCTAAATTCTTTTCAGCAAAGGACATGATTCAAACACCCGTTCCTATGTTGAATGTTGCATTGTCTGGCAGATTGGATGGTGGATTAACTCCTGGTTTGACAGTGTTTGCTGGTCCTAGTAAGCACTTTAAGACAGCATTTGCCATGTTGCTTGCCAAGAGTTACATGGACAAATATCCTGATGCAGCCATGTTGTTTTATGATTCAGAGTTCGGCGCACCTGCAGGATATTTCAAGAGTTTTGGCATTGATACTGAAAAGGTTATTCACACACCTATTACAGACATTGAACAATTGAAGCATGATTTGATGAGTCAGATCAATAACATTGAACGTGGTGATCATGTAATTATTATTGTAGACTCAGTAGGTAACTTGGCTTCCAGAAAGGAAGTTGAGGATGCTCTTGAAGGTAAGAGCGTTGCTGACATGACACGGGCAAAGCAATTAAAGAGTTTGTTCCGTATGTGTACACCTCACTTGACAATCAAAGATATTCCTATGGTTGTTGTAAATCACACCTATAAGGAAATTGGTTTGTTTCCTAAGGATATTGTTTCAGGTGGTACAGGTGTTTATTATAGTGCAGATAACATTTATATTATTGGTCGTCAGCAAGAAAAGTCTGGACAGGATCTCACAGGATATAACTTTATCATCAATATTGAGAAGTCTAGATTTGTTCGTGAAAAGAGTAAGATTCCAGTTGAAGTATCCTTTGAGGGTGGTATTAGCACTTGGTCAGGATTAATGGATGTTGCTCTTGAGGCAGGTTTTGTGTCTAAGCCATCGAATGGTTGGTATCAAAGACACGATCAAGAAAATAAGGTTCGTTTGTCAGAAACTTATAATAAAGAATTTTGGATGCCCATTCTAAAGGATGAAAAGTTCCAAGAGTATATTCGCAAGAGATATGCTATATCAAACAGTGAGATAGTTTCTGACATTTCTGATGATTTTATACAAGAGGTTTATGACAATGTTTAAAGTTGATGTAAAAGAAAACAAAGAATATGAAAACGACCCAGCATCACATTACCTAGAAATTTCTGAAGGTAAGTATGAGGGTATGCATTTCACTTTGGGTAAGATTGAATTTATTGGTGAAGACGAAGAAGGTAATGGTAACATCCAGTTTGATTATCGGTTGTTATTTCTCCCAGAACATTTTATATTTGAAGAGGAAAAGGCAGAGATTGAGCAAGTTGTTGCACTAGTCCTTGAAAAAATTCTAGAGAATACTATTGACCGAACAGGTGAAATTGATGAAACTGGAAACTCTGATACTGAACAACCTTCTGAGGGATGAGGACTTCTTAAGAAGAACTATTCCTTTTATTCGTGATGAATATTTTTTAGATGGCTCTGAAAGAAAGATTTTTCAAAAGGTGCGAGACTTTGTGGATGAGTATAATAACGCTCCCACAAAGTCGGCACTTGTTGTTAATTTTCAGAATGACAAGAATCTAACAGAAGAAGAATACGAAAGAGTTGTTAAAATCATTGATGGTTTTGATGAGAAAGAAATTAACAAAGAATGGCTTTTAGATGAAACTGAAAAGTTTTGTAAGGACAAGGCAGTTTATAACGCTATTCTAAAGTCAATTCAAATCATTGATGGTAAGGACACAACATTTAATTCAGAAGCTATTCCTGAAATATTGCGGGATGCCTTGGCTGTAAGTTTTGATGACAGTGTTGGTCATGATTACATTACAGACTCTGGTTCCAGATTTGATTTCTATCACAAAGAAGAAACTAAGATTCCTTTTGATCTTGATATGTTTAACAAGATTACAAAGGGTGGATTGCCTAACAAGACATTGAACATTGCCTTGGCTGGTACAGGTGTTGGTAAGAGTTTGTTCATGTGTCACATGGCAGCAGGTTGTTTGAGTCAAGGAAAGAATGTTTTGTACATCACAATGGAAATGGCAGAGGAAAAGATTGCAGAAAGAATTGATGCAAACTTAATGAATATTGCCATTGATGATTTGAAATCTTTGCCTAGACAAATGTTTGATGACAGAATTTCTAGAATTAAAAACAAGACTGAGGGTAAACTTATTATTAAGGAATATCCTACAGCATCTGCACATTCAGGTCACTTTCGGGCTTTGTTGAATGAATTGAATTTGAAGAAACAATTCAGACCCGATATCATCTTTATTGACTATTTGAATATTTGTGCAAGTAGTAGATTTAAAATGTCTGGATCTGTAAACACTTATGTTTACATCAAGGGCATTGCAGAAGAACTTCGTGGTTTGGCAGTTGAATTTAATGTTCCTATCGTTTCGGCAACTCAGACAACAAGGAGTGGGTATGCAAATAGTGACGTTGAACTTACTGATACTTCTGAATCGTTTGGACTTCCAGCAACTGCTGACTTCATGTTTGCTCTTATCTCTACTGAAGATTTAGAGAAACTGGGGCAAATTCTTGTAAAGCAGTTGAAGAATCGGTATAATGATCCCTCACAGTATCGTAGGTTTGTTGTAGGCGTTGATAAAAGTAAAATGAGATTATATGATTTGGAACTTAGTGCTCAGAAGGATTTGTATCAGGAGCCAAAAAATGATAAGCCAGATATTTCTTTCGGTAGTTTAAGAAATAAGAATTTTGATGGCATAAAAATATAAATAGTTCAAATATCTATAGGGAGGTTCCAAATGTATTACTCAAGAATGTTGTACAAGGAACTGGAACAGAACTTTGGTCCTGAAATGATAGGACAAGTTTTAACCTATAGACAGCTTAGTAGAAGGCTGAATAAAATTTTTAGGAAAGATGGCATCAAGGTAAGAATATACAAAGATGATGGTTACGGTGTAGGGAAGAAAAGTAAGGCGCAACCATTTTCTTTTTCTGGGTATTATGAACCAGACAAAGAAGAAACACCAATAACTATTTTTATTCATTTGCCAGCAAAAAAAGACAAATTTAAATTTACAAAAATTAATTATCCAGCTTTCATTTTTGTTTTTTCGCAGACTATACAACATGAAATGATACATCATTCTCAGTATTCTTTTAGAAATGAAGATAATGAGAAAATGGTTAAAGTTTATCATTCTAATAGATTGTCTAAAAAAAGAAAAGAACAAATTAATTATTTGCGAGAGTGGTGTGAAATAGAGGCTTATGCCCACGATATTGCAATGGAAATGAATTATTATTATGGTTATAATAAACCTGAACAAAATTTAAAAAACATTGACGAGCTATCTAAGTTAATTACATATCGTTATTATAAAGAAGTGTTTCGTGGAACAGGCTGGCATAAAGTAAAAAAGAGTCTATTAAAAAAGATTTGGCGTTGGATTCCAGTCGCTCATGTTCCTGGGTCTTGACAAACTAGACCAAAGGTTGTATATTTATGGTATGAAAAGTGAGAAACCAAGGGCTTGACAGAATGGTTTCAGGGTGTTATATTTAATGGTAAGTTGAAACACAACCTATTGAAGGAGGATGAGTATGCGAAACACGGATCTAGTTGAATACGCCTGTTTTTCTTCGGGCGGAGTTACGGCAACTGGTAACACGATGGGTGCGAAACTTCGGTTTACCAATGACCATGTTCGTAGGACGAAGATTCTTCGTAAGATTGGAGTAACAAATTTTCATTGGATCAAGCTCGGTCGTCCCATGACCAAGATTGAGGCAATCGAAATGATTCAAAATTCTAATGACAAGGTACTGGCATCTAATACAGCATACAAGGCAGCACTTGCCCATGCAGCAGAACGTCATCTACCTAGTGGTCCAGTAAAGATTTCGTAGGTTTGTGGTAATCCTCAATTAAAAACCACAAGTGAAATTTTAATTTTATTAATTTGAACAGGAGTAAAATTATGACACAGAATGAGCGTATTGTAAATTGGCTTTCAAACGGTCGCAGCATCACTACCCGTCAGGCTCGCACCTGGGGTGTTAAGCGTCTTGCCGCCCGTGTTCACGAGCTTCGTAACGCAGGTTACAGCATTTACACCAACACCAACAGTAAGGGCGTAACTAGTTACCGTCTCGGTCGTCCTTCTCGCGCCATGGTCTCCGCAGCATACCAGACCTTTGGCAGCACTCTTTTCTCTAGCGACAGCTAAGAGTTAAAAGATGATTGAGCGCGGGCATGTATTCGGAAAGGTCATTGAGGAATATGTGCCCGCGCCTTTATCTTTAGATCCCGAATTAGAAAGGGATGAAACAATTCTAAATAATTTAAAGAGGATGTGTGAGGAAGCACCTAGTGATGAAATGAAAAAGATTTGGGAATTTAAGTATAATAAGTTTCTTGAAACTCTAAAAAGAAAGGTCACTAAAAATGCTTGAATATACACGACACAACCTTTATTCCAAAATTGCAGAGAAAATTTCTAGAAATTATGACATTGATTGGGACAATATTTCTTCTGAAGAAGCAGATGACGCATATGACGATGCCGTTCATAATATTTGTTTCTATGAAGAACTTCTTGATGAATATCGTGGTGAATTTGATCTAGAAGAATATCAAGAAGTTATTTCACGATTGATGGAAAACTATATTGCCATTGCCATTTTAGATCGCCGCACCGCGATTGAAGATTTGATTGAGGGTTTATAAATATTAGGATAACTCCTACTCCCATTTAAATGGCTACTTCCAAACAAAACAAGCACCTAGAACACCTAGAAGATGATATCATCAATCTAGGCTATGATGGCGCAAAGCGTTCCATAGCTTTTGTTGAGGCACTTCATGACTTGTTTAAAGGCAATTCCACAAGAAAAATTGATGTAACTGTTAAATGGGACGGCG